GTTCGCCGGAGAGGGCTATCGCGAGGGCTGGGGCCAGTCGCAGCCGGAAAACGCGGTGCATGCGTACGTTTCGATGGTGCTTCCGCGCATCGTCCATGACAACCCGAAGGTGCGCGTGACGAGCGCGCGCCCGAGCGTGCAGAAGACCGCCTGCGTTGCCATGAAGGCCGCGCTGAACCGCTGGTCGAAGATGACCAAGGTGCGTTCCACGGCGGAGCGGATCGCGACCGACATGCTGCTTGGCTGGGGCATCGGTCTGGTGGTCAACGAGCCGCGCGGCGCGGAGCGTCAGTGGGACGCCGCTGGCCCGTACCTGCCCCGCGTCTACCGCATCGACCCGGAGCGGTTCATCATCGATCCCGCCGCGCAGCATGTGGAGGAGGCCCGTTACATGGGCCACGTCTACATCAGCGACAAGGAAGACCTGCTCCGCAAGGCGGAGGTCGATCAGACATACAACCGCGAGGTCATCGAAGGTCTGGCGACCAACAACGGCGTCGATGAACTCCGGCAGGACCGCGACATCCCGGAGCGCAGGGAACTGGCGATCTACGAGATTTGGGTTCCCGAACTGGATCCCAAGGCCGCTGAACTGCTGGACGAAGCCGTTGACGGGGCCATGTTCAACGGCACGATCTACACGATTGCCAAGGATCAGGGCAGCAGCGAGGCGAGCAACTTTGAGTTCGTGCGCCAGCCGCTCCCGTATTACGGGCCTGCGACTGGCCCGTACGTCGTGTTCGGCGCGTTCACCGTCCCGAACGACCCGTACCCGCTGTCTCCCATCGTGGCCGCGCGCGACCAGATCAAGTACGCCAACGATCTGGCCACCACCCAGCAGGAGAACCAGAAGCGGTACAAGCGAATCCTCGTCGGCGATGCCAAGAACCCGAAGTTCCTTCAGGACATCGTCAACTCCCCGGACCTGTTCGTCTTCGCCGAGAGCGGGCTTGATGCCCGCAGCCTCCAGCCAGTGGAGGTCGGCGGATCGACGAACCAGCACATCCAGTCGGTTGAGGTTGCAAAGGAGCGGCTGGACCGCGCCCTTGGCATGTCCGACGCCATGCGCGGCAACATTGCCGGGTCGGCGTCGGCAACCGAGGTGGCCGTCGCCGAAAGCGCAAGCACCATGCGCATTGCGCATCTCAAGCGATCCTTTCAGGAGTCGATGGACACCCTGTTCCGCAACGTCGGCTGGTACATGTTCCACGATTCGCGGATCGTCCTCCCTGTCGGAGGGGAGGACGCCAAGAACGTGGGCATGGAAGACCCCGTGTTCCAAGGCGGGCTGAAGGTCGGCTCTTGGGACGATATGCAGGTTGATGTCGATACTTACAGCATGGAGCGCACCAGCGAGATGCTGGCCCAGAAGCGCGCGCTGGAGACGATGCAGGTGGTCACCACCGCCGCGCAGGCCATGCCCATGATGCCGTGGGTCAGGTGGCGCGACCTGCTCTCGTTCGTGGGCGATGCCCAGAACGTCCCCCAGTTGCAGGACTTCATCGACGAGTCCATGCTCCAGCAGGCCCAGCAGGCGATGCAGCAGCCGCCGCAGCCCCAGCAGCAGGGGGGTGTTGCGCAAACTGGCCCCAACCCGTCTCCTACGGGTGAGGCACCTGTTGTGCCTCCGCAGGCGCAGGCCGCAATCCGTGGTGCCGCAGCGAGAATGTGATGCCGAGTTACGAGTTCCAGACCAACGCAGGCACGATCATCGAACTGTTCTTCCACATGCGGGAAGCACCAGCCATCGGTGCCACGGTCGAACACGAACTGTTCGGGACGGTGACGCGCATTGCGTCATCGGCGCAGGTCAGCCCGAACTTCACCACCGGGACTTATCCATACGCGAGCAACGCTCTTCCCCGGAATCTCCCGGGTTGCAGGACCGACTCGCGTGGCCGACCCATCATCGAAAGCCGTAGGCACGAACGCAACGTAGCGTCCGAACACGGCTATCAACGTGCAGAGGACTGACATGGACAGCAAGGCTGAACCCATCGTGCAGACCGAGCAGCCGCCCAGCGGGGCGGTTGAGCAGGTTCCGCAGGACAACACGCCGTCAACCGAGGTCGTTTCGACCCAACCGATTGATGACGATGATGCCGTGCTGGCTCGCCTGCTTGACGAGTTGGATTCCATCAATTCCGACGAGCAGGAGCCTTCGGCCCCCGCTCCGCAGGAAGTGACCACCCCGGCTCCCGCATTCGACCGCCAACAGGTCACCCAGATCCTGAAGAGGGACGGTGTCCCGGATGAGGTCATTGCTTCGGCTTCGCAGGAAACTCTGCTCAAGTGGGCGGACGCTGCTGCGAAGCGTCAGAAGGATGTCGATTCCTACGGCGGGCGTCTCAAGGCAATGGAGCAGCAACTCGCGGAGGCTGGCAAGCAGCCGCAGCAGGTCGCACAGGACAACACGCCTGTCGCCCAGCAGCAGGCAGCGAACGCCGACCCATTCGCGAAGATGGCGGAAATCTACGGCAGCGATGCCGTCGAACCCGTCCGTCAGGCTTTCATGGCCCAGCAGGCACAGATGACGGAACGAATCGTGCTTGCGCAGACCCAAGCGGCTGATGCCGTTCTCCGCATCCAGTACGGAGCCAAGGCTCCGGCGTTCGATGCGGTGATCGCCAAGATGTCCGAACTTGGGACTGCGAACCCGGGTGGGTTCGCGGATGTCAATGCTCTTGCATCCGCCGCCTACGCGGCAATCGTTGGAACCAAGCCGTCTCCTGCCACCGACATGCGTGTGGCGCAGCCAACTGCGCCCCGTGGGTCCACCCCCCCGGTCAAGCCGCAGCCGCGTGACGAGGACGATGAGGTTCTTGATCAAATCCTGTCGGGCCAGCGTTCTGGCCCGCGATCATTCCTTCGCAAGTAAAGGAGGGCAATCATGCCTTCGATTACGCAGTTCAATGACTTCATGGGCAGCACGGGGCCGACTTATCTCAAGTCCGCCGAGGCCGTGATCAACGAGGCCGTGAAGAACAACTACGTCCTGTCGCGTCTTCTCAAGGAGAAGGCCACCGACACCACCGTTCAGGCTGGCACGCAGATCCGTGATGTCATCATCTTCGATGATGCTTCGACCTACCAGAAGTACCAGCCGAACGACACGTTCTCGTGGCGCAACCCGCAGGTGACGGACACGATCACCGCGCCGTGGCGTTTCAGCATGGACTACATGTCTTGGACCGATCAGGAAATCGAACTCAACGAGGGCGATGCCAAGGTCATGTACAAGCGCCTGAAGCGCATCAAGGAGCAGCGCATGTGGGTCAGCATGCTGAACGGCATGGAGAACGACCTGTGGGCGTCGCCCTACGCTGCGGCCAGCAACATGGAGACTGGCGGCAAGGAGCCGTACAGCCTGCCCGCGTTCATTTCCGAGACGGTGCGCAACACCGCGTTCGGTGAGCGTGGAACCTATGCCAGCGGCTGGGGCACGACCACCCTTCAGGGCGTCGATCCGAGCGTTGACGAGCGTTGGACGAACCAGATTTCGTTCTACGACCGCAACCTTGGCCAGAATGCTTCGGCCGTCACGAAGGCTGCTGGCGACTACACGGGTCACAACGCGAATGCGTCGGTCACCCGTCAGGTCTACAGCCTGTTCGGTGCGTTCGATGACATGTACCTGAAGGTGCAGTTCAAGGCTCCGCTGACCCAGCGTCAGTACTTCGAAGAGACGAACTTCCAGCGTCAGATGATCCTCTGCTCGCGCGAGGGCATCAACCTGTACAAGCGCGCCCTGCGTGAAACCAACGACCAGTTGGTCAGCATGCAGGACTCGTCGTACACCAGCCCGACGTTCAGCGGCATCCCGCTGGAATACTGCGCCAACCTTGACACGGCTGCGATCTTCCCCGCTGCTACCAGCGCGGTGACGGATTCGCTTGCTGGCCGCAACGGCCAGACCGTGACTGGCGCGAACACGGAGACTGGTTCCACCACCGTTGACAAGGGTGCGCGGTTCTGGTTCGTCAACGGCGCGTACCTCACGCCGATCTTCCACAGCACGCGCTACATGAAGAAGCATGACGTGATGCGTCACCCGAACCAGCCGTTCACTTGGGTGCAGCCCGTCGATTGCTGGTGGAACCTGTTCTGCAACAGCCGTCAGCGTCACGGCATCGTTGCCCCGCTCCGCACGTCGTAATCAAATCCTCCCACAGAAAGGGACACTCCCATGATTCTTGGATTCAACTCTGGTCCCATCGGGATCCAGCCGCACGGCGTCAAGGCTCTGTGCGTCAACAAGCACGGCAGCGCGCTGGCCATCGGCGACGTTGTCATCACCTCGTTCGCTCACACGAACGCCATCTATCCTCCCGCCGACACGGTGACGAGCCTTCGTCTCTCGCCGTTCTCGTGCGTGAAGAAGGCTGACGGCGACCTCGCCGCCACTGGCGAAAACGGTGCGCACGCGCAGGCTGGCTACGTCGGCGTCGTGACTGGTCTTGGCCAGTCGGCTGGCGCGGACAACACCGATGTTGAGGTTCAGTTCGGCGGCATTGCGAATGCTCTGTGCGCCGCTGTCACCAACAACATCGTGCTTGGCAGCAAGTTGTACCTGTCGGACACCGCTGGCCGTTTCGGCAACGCTGCCGACAGCACTGCTCCCGACACGACGGTTGCTGTGTCGCTTGGTTCCGTGACCGCTGCTGCGACGGGCATCATCCCCGTCCTGCTGTTCAACGGCCCCATCGACGTGACCACGCAGTAATCCTGCAACAACCCATACCGCTGGGGGGGGAAACCCCCCCGGCGGATTTCAATGCTTACCTACCTTGATCTCAAGAACCATGCGTTGCTCGCCATCGGCGGTCGCCCATCGACCGCCTCCGGCCAGACTGTCGCACAGCGTTACGCAGAGATCGTCAACACTGCCGGGGAACACCTGTTCTCCCATCAGTGGAAATTCCGAGAGACGTACTCCAACCTCACCACTGTCGCAGCGCAGTCGTATCTGTCTCTGCCATCGGACTTTGGTGAACTGATCACCGCGTGGCTGGACAATGCGAGCATCCGGATCTGCACGCCTGCTGACGTTGAGGCTGCTCGTCTCAATCAGGTTTCTGATTCCGTGACGTGGTCGTACGTCCGCACCATCGTGCCGACGAACAGCACCACACAGTCCAGCCGTCTGGAACTGTATCCGACCCCGGTGTCTGCCTTGACGCTCAAGGTGCTGTACCGCACCGCGTGGCAGGGCGTGTCCAGTTCGACTAGCGACACAGAAGTAATTCGTATTCCGAAGCATGTCGAAGCGACCATGATCGCGTACGTCCGCGCAGTCGCAGAGGCGTACGAGGATGGCCAGCAGTCGCAGCGGTTTGCGGAGATTGAGGCTGGCCCCATCTTTGGAGCAGCCAAGCAGAAGGACGGGATGGTTCAGAGCCACTTCGGGCAGATT